GGAGATCTTGGCGGGTAATGGCGTGGTGGCGGCGGCCTCCGCGCTGGGACGCGACAAGGTGCAGGTCGTGGATGTCGAGGGTGACACGCTGGTCGCCGTGCGTCGCTCTGGGCTGAGCCCCGAGCAGAAACGGGCGCTAGCCATCTACGACAACCGCACCGCGGAGTTGGCCGCGTGGGATTGGGCGCAACTGGCGCGGGATCAGGCCGCGGGGTTGACGCTCAAGCCCTGGTTCACGCCTCGAGAACTCGCGCTCAACAGCGTCGGCTCGGCGACCAGTCTCCAGGAGCGTTTTGGGGTGCCGCCCTTTTCCGTCTTCGATGCCCGCCAGGGCTACTGGCAAGATCGGAAACGCGCCTGGCTGGGTCTTGGGATTCAATCAACCATCGGTCGGGCCGTGAAAGGCAGCAAGCGAAAAACCGGCACCAACAGCGTGATGAACGATCTTTCGGGGCGATTGGGCGTCGGCGGCGCTGAAGATTTCAACGGCGAAACCGTCGTCTCAATTTTCGATCCGGTGCTGTGTGAGTTGGCTTATCGGTGGTTCTGTCCGTTGGGTGGCCTTGTGCTTGATCCTTTTGCGGGCGGGAGCGTCCGCGGGATCGTCGCGGCAAAACTTGGACGGCGGTATGTAGGGCTGGAATTATCCGCGGCGCAAATTGCAGCGAACCGCCAGCAAGCCGCGGCGATTTGTCCCGCGCGCCCGCCGGTCTGGATTCACGGCGATGCGCGCGATCTCGCGGCGCTGGCGCCTGAGGCGTGCGACCTCCTGTTTTCGTGCCCTCCCTACGGCGATCTCGAATGCTACAGCGACGACCCGCGGGACCTGTCGACGCTCGAGGCGGATGCGTTCCTTGCCGCCTATCGGGCGATCATAGGCGAGACCGTCCGCGCTTTTGAGGCGGCCGGCGCCCGGCTGTACAACGACGCGGTCCTTGTCACCGCGCTCGCGTCCTTGCCGCTCCGGGCGGGCCTGCCGTTCGAGCGGGCGCGGAAGCTCGGGAAAACGCACCAGAACGTCCTTGTGTTCTGTAACGGCGATCCACGCCTCGCGACGGAGGCCGTCGGCGCGGTGGAATACACGCTGACGGCGGAGTTGTAGCGTCCATGCCAGGGCCCCGACGCCAACCGACGGTACTGCGCATGATGCGGGGCAATCCAGGGAAGCGCGCGATCAATCAACGCGAGCCGCAGCCGGCGCCGCTGCCGACGGTCGAGTGTCCCGCGGAACTCGTCCAGCCACTGGCGCGGGCCGAATGGGATCGGGTGGCGCCGGGCCTGGTGGCGTCGGGCCAGGTCACCAGCGTCGATCGCGCGATGCTGATCGGGTATTGCCAGAAGTGGGCACAGTGGCAGTTGCTCGAGGCGTCGGCCGCTGAGCATCCGTTCGTGGTGCGGGCACCGAATGGCAACCCGATCCAGAATCCGGCGTTGTCGCTCGCGTTCAAGGCCTACAACCTGATGCTCCGCTCCGCGGCGGAACTCGGGATGACGCCGTCGAGCCGCTCGCGGGTGATCGCACGCCCCGACGCGGCCCCGGTTAAGAAGTGGGTGTAAGGCCGTGCGCAAGGAAACGCAATCCACACGCGCGATCCGCCTGATTAATCAACTCACGCATACCAAAGGCCCAGCGGCGCAGCAGCCGTTTCACTTGCGGCCGTGGCAGCGGCGTATTGTGCAGGCGCTGTTTGCGCAGCGCCGCGACGGGGCGCGCAAGCACCGGACCTGTCTCCTGATGCTGCCGCGGAAGAACGGCAAGACCGAGTTAGCCGCGGCGCTCGCGGTCTACTGCCTGTTGTTTGACGGCGAAATCGGCGGCGAAGTCTACAGCGCGGCGGCCGACAAAGACCAGGCGGCGCTGGTGTTCAACGTCGCGGCGCAGATGATCCGTAACGACCCCGAACTCGTGACGATGGTCGAGATTGTCGACTCGCAGAAACGGATCGTGCATCCCGCCAGCGGCAGTTTCTATCGCGCGATCAGTGCGGAGGCGTACAGCAAGCACGGGTTCAATGCGAGCGTCGTGATCTACGACGAGCTGCACGCGGCGCAGACGCGCGAGCTGTGGGACGTACTGGCGACCAGCCAGGGCGCCCGGGCGCAGCCGCTGATGATGGCGATCAGCACGGCCGGCTATGACCGCAACTCGATTCTGTACGAGCTGTATGCGCACGGGAAACGGGTGCTCGAGCGGCCCGCGATCGACCCGACGTTTCTGCCGGTGATTTACGAAGCGCCCGCGGAGGCCGACTGGCGCAAGGAGAAAACCTGGCGCGTGGCGAATCCGGCGCTCGGGGATTTCCGCTCGCTCGAGGAAATGCGCATCATGTGCCAGCGAGCGCAGGAAATCCCGGCACAGGAGAATTCGTTTCGCCGGTTGTATCTGAACCAGTGGACCGAGCAGGCGTCGCGCTGGTTGTCGCTGGCGCAGTGGGAGGCGTGCACGACGCCGACGCCGGCGTATGCGGGGCGCCCGTGCTACGTCGGCCTCGACCTGTCGTCGACGACCGATACCACGGCGCTGGTCGGGGTCTATCCCGACCTCGAGGGCGCCGGGTTCGACGTGCGGGTCGCGTGCTTTGTGCCGGAGGCCAAGCTGCGCGACCGCGTGACGCGCGAACGGCTGCCGTATGACGAATGGCAGCGCCGCGGCTGGATTGTCGCGACGCCGGGGAACGTCGTCGACTACGAGCGCGTCCGCGCGGAGCTGCGCGCCTGGGCGGCCGAGAGTGACGTACGCGAAGTCGCGTACGACCCGTGGAACGCGACCGACCTGATCGAGCGGCTGAAAAGCCAGGACGGGTTCGTGTGCGTGCCGATTCGGCAAGGGTTCGCGGCGTTGAGTGCGCCGACCAAATCGCTCGAGACGGCGATTCTCTCGCGGGCGCTGCGGCACGACGGGCACCCGGTGCTCCGCGAGCACGTCAACCGGGTCGCGGTCGAAACCGATGCGGCGGGGAACCTGAAGCCGTCGAAGGCGCTGTCGACCGATCGGATCGACCTGGTCGTGGCGCTGATTCTCGCGCTCGACCGGCGTGACCGCCTGGCGGCGACGCCGGCGGCGCCCGACTACGGGATCTACGTGTTCGGCGGGGCGCCGTGAAACCGCCCCGCAAGCGCGGCCGGCCGTCCCTGGGCCCGACCGTGTCGGTCACCATCCGGGTCCCCGTGCCGGATTACGACGTGCTGTGGAAGCAAGCCGCCGCGGCGCGGTGCTCGCTGTCGGAATACGTGCGTCGCGTGGTCACCCGCCGGGCCTCGCTAAATTCCTAAAATCCCCCCCGCTTGACAACCCGGCGGATACTGCCGGGCCATAGTGCTTACCCGGGCCTGGTCCACGCTCGACATCAAGTCGTTCGATAGCGAAACACGCGAAATCGAAGGGATCGCGTCGACCCCGTCGACCGACCGCCGCGGCGACATCATCGAATCCAGCGGCGCGCAGTTCACGCTGCCGATTCCGCTGCTCTGGCAACACGACCCCGGGAAACCCGTCGGCGAAGTATTCGCGGCGCAGGTCACGCCGGCGGGCATTGTCGTCAAAGCGCGGTTCACGAAAATCGACGAGCCCGGGACGCTGCGCGACCGGCTCGACGAGGCGTGGCAGTCGGTCAAGTCGCGCCTGGTGCGCGGCCTCTCGATCGGGTTCAAGCCGCTGGCGCTCACGCCGATCAAAAAAGGCGACCCGTTCGGCGGGTTCCATATCACGCGCTGGCTCTGGGCGGAACTGTCGGCGGTGACCCTGCCGATCAACACGGACGCCACGATTTTCAACATCAAATCGGCCGCGATGGGCCATCCCTTGCCCGGCGCTACGGGCGCACGTCCTGAACCTCGACCCATGCAGACCTATACCGAACAGATCACCGCGCTCGAGACCAGCCGCGCCGCGGCGCTCGCGAGCATGACCGACCTAATGACGAAAGCCCGCGAGACCGGCGTCACGCTGGCGCCCGACCAGGCGGAGATCTACGACGCCCAGGCCCTGCGCATCAAATCCATCGACGCCGACCTGGCGCGCGTGCGCGAGCTCGAGTCGTTCAACATCAGCCACGCCACCCCGGTGCCGGCGGTGCCGTCGCCACGGCCGGCGCTCGTCCAGGTGCGCGCCAACGTCCCGAAGGGGACCGCGTTCGTGCGCGCGGCCTGCGCGCTCCTGGCGTGCAAGGGCAATCGGCACGAAGCGGCGCAGTACGCGCAGCAGTGGAACGACTCGACCCCGGAGGTCGCGCTCTACCTCAAAGCCGCCGTCGCCCCCGGCACGACCACCGACGCGACCTGGGCGCTGCCGCTGGTCAATCCGACCCTGATCAGCGAATTCCTCGAGCTCCTGCGCGCGGCCACCGTCGTCGACCGCCTCGCGAATCTGCGCAAGGTGCCGTTCAACGTCAAGGTCTCGAGCCAGACGGCCGGCGGGACCTACGGCTGGGTCGGGGAGATGAAGCCGAAGCCGGTCACCAAGCTCGCGTTTACCACGGATTCGCTCGGCATCAACAAAGTCGCCGGGATCATCGTGCTGACCGAGGAACTGGTCCGGCTGTCGAATCCGAGCGCCGAGGACCTGGCGCGCAAGGACATGATCGCCGGCATTGCCGGGTTCATCGACCAGCAGTTCCTCGATCCGGCCGTGGCGGCCGTGGCCGGCGTCAATCCCGGGTCGATCACCAACGGCGCCCCGACCGCGGCGGCGACCGCGAACCCGCTCGCCGACATCATGGGGCTAATCAATCACTTCTCAACCTATAACATCCCGGTCGACGGCCTCGCGATCGTGATGTCGCCGTCGAATGCGCTGTCGCTGTCGTTCCGCACCACGCTCGACGGGTCGCCCGTGTTCCCGGGGCTGAGCATGGAGGGCGGGAACTACAAGGGGATCCAGTTCATCACCAGCAACGTCGTCGGCCCGCTGGTCGTGGCGCTCCAGCCGCAGCTGATCCTCATGGCGGATGAGGGCGGTGTGACGATCGATACCTCGCGCGAGGCGTCGCTCCAGATGGACGGCGCGCCGGCCTCGCCGGTCGATGCGACGACGGTCTACGTGTCGCTCTGGCAGATGAACTGTGTCGGCCTGCGCGCCGAGCGGTTCATCACCTGGAAGCGCGCGAACGCCAACGCGGTGAAGTATCTGACCGCCGCGAACTACCCGGCGCCGACGGGGGCGCTGGAAGTGCAGGAAGCGCCGGCACGGACAGGGCGCAAGGAGTAGCGTGCGCCTGTTCGGCCTCGAGATTTCCCGGGCGCGGTCGGTGGCCGCGCCCGGGGCGCCGGTGCCCGGGACGGGCGGCTGGTTGTCGGTCGTCCGCGAACCGTATACCGGCGCCTGGCAGCAGAACGCCGAGATCGCCGCGCCGTCGGTCCTGGCCTACTCGGCGGTCTACGCCTGCACGACGCTGATCGCCCAGGACATCGGCAAGCTGCGCGTGCGCCTGGTCGAGCAGGACGACGACGGGGTGTGGGCCGAAACCTACAGCCCGGCGTTCTCGCCGGTGCTCGCGAAGCCGAACCGCTATCAGATCCTGCCCAAGTTCCTCGAGCAGTGGATGGTCTCGAAGCTCACGCACGGCAACACCTACGTCTTGAAAGAGCGCGACGAGCGCGGCGTGGTGGTCGCGCTCTATGTGCTCGACCCGACCAAGGTCAAGCCGCTGGTGACGCCCGACGGCGCGGTCTACTACGAGCTCACGACGAATAGCCTGGCCGGCCTCGAGGACACGGTCACCGTGCCGGCGCGGGAAATCATTCACGATCTGATGGTCCCGCTCTATCACCCGCTGGTCGGGGTCTCGCCGATCTACGCCTGCGGGATGGTCGCGCTCCAGGGCCTCAAGATTCAGGAAAACTCGACCAATTTTTTCGCGAACGGCTCGAGCCCGGGCGGCGTGCTGCTGGTGCCCGGCAACCTGAACCAGGAACAGGCCGAGAAGATTGCCGCGGAGTGGGCCGCGAAATATACCGGCATGAACGCCGGCAAGGTCGCGATCCTGCCGAACGGGATCACCTACGAGGCGCTGTCGGTCAACGCGGCCGACGCCCAACTCATTGAACAACTCAAGTGGACCGTTGAACAGGTCTGCGCCTGCTATCACATTCCGGCCGCGCTGATTGACTCGAGCCATCAGCCGCCGTACGCGAACAGTGACCCGCTGGTCCAGCAGTACTACAGCCAGTGCTTGCAGTGCCTGATCGTCGCGCTCGAGCTCGCGCTCGACTACGGGCTCGGCCTGGTCGACGTGCCGGGCAAGACCTACGGCACCGAATTCGACGTGGATGACCTGCTGTGGATGGATACCGCGACCAAGACGAAAGCCGCGACCGATGCGATCGTCGGCGGCGTGCTGTCGCCGAACGAGTCGCGGCAGAAGTACTTCGGGGTCGGGCCGGTGCCGGGCGGGGATACGCCGTACCTCCAACAGCAGATGTACAGCATGGCGGCGCTCGCCGAACGGGACGCCGACAAGCCATTCAGCAAGCCCGCCAGCGCCCCGCAGGCGCCGGCGCGCGAGGACGTGGGGGACGACATCGACCTGGCGTCGTTCGGGGCGCTGCTGACCGCCAAAGCGGCGCAGGAAGGATGGCTCGCCGATGCGTGACCTCGAGGGCTTCGCGGAAGTCGTGCGCCTGACGATCAAGGCCGCGCTGGCGCCCGAGCAGGCGCGCAGTACGCTGCTGGCGTCGGCGCTGACCGAGGCGCGCGCGGAGGTGACCCTCCTTCGCGAGCGCCTCGCCATCGTCGAGGCGCGCGAGCCGGTGCCCGGCCCGCCCGGGCCCGCCGGCCAGGACGGCGCGGCGTTCACCGCCGGCGAGCTCGAGTGTGTGCAGGCGCCCGACGACCCGCGGCTGGTGACGCTGCAATTTCGCCGCGGCGAGCTCGTGACGCCGGCCGGGTCGCTGCATTTCCGCGGGGTGCCGGTGTTCTGCGGCGTGCACCAGGCCGGCGCCCGCTACGAGCCCGGCGACATCGTCACGGCGCAGGGCTCGCTCTGGCACTGCAACGCCGCGACCAGCGACCGCCCGGGGACCGGCGCCGCGGCCTGGACGCTGGCGGTCAAGTGCGGCCGGGACGGCAAGGACGCGTCGGCGCTGGCGGGGGCGCGCTGATGGCGGTGCTCGTGACGCTCCAACAGGCGAAGGATTACCTGCGCACCGGGACGCCGGCCGGGCATCCCGACGACGCCGCGCTCCAGCTGACGCTCGACGCCGCCGAGGACGTGATCCTCGAGTATCTCAGCCCGTACCCGGAGGACGTGCTGATCGTCGCGGCCTGGACGCCGGCGACCGCGCCGGCGATCGTGCCGCAGATGATCCTGTTCCAGGCCGGCGAGTACTGGCGCTTTCGCGGCGACGACCTCGAGGGCGGCGGGCCGCGCCGGGACCTCGACCGCGGCGACCTGCATCCGCTGGTGGTCGGCGCCCTGCGCCGGCTGCGGACCCCGGTGATCGCATGATGCCCGCCGGCCGCCGCACCAAGGTCGTGACGCTCGAGAACCCCGGGCCGCCGATGCCCGACGGCGCCGGCGGCTATACCGAAACCTGGGCGGCGCTCGACCCGCCGTGGACGTGGGCCGCGCTCGACGCGCTCGCCGCGGCGGATATGGAACGGGTCACCGCCGACACGCTCACCGCCGGCGGGACGCATCAAGTCACGCTGCCGTATCACCCGGGCGTGACGGTCGAGACCCGGCTCACCTACCAGGACCCCGACCGCGGGCCGCGCGTGTTCCAGGTGATCGGCCTGCGCGACCCGGACGAAGCGCGCCGGGAACTGGTGCTCGTCGCCGCGGAGGCGCTCCCGTGATCACATTCACGCTCGGCGGCGTCACGGTGCAGCAAAGCAAGTTCAAACAACTGCCGTCGTTCCTGGCGGCGCGGGCCCAGGCGGCGCTGGTGTCCCTGGGGACGACGGTCGCGGCCGACATCGCGGCGTCCTACCGGCAGCGCAGCGGGTTCCTGGCGAGCCGGGTGATCGTGCGGTCGCAACCACGGCAGACGAAAGCGCGCATCGTGATCGCCAACACGGCCAAGTACGCGCTGGCCTACGAGTACGGGTCGAAGCCGCGCACGACCAAGAAACGCGGGCGGCGCGGGCAGATGCCGGCGGCGCATAACTTCGTCCCGCGCATCATGCGGGCGCGCGCCGATGTCGTGCCGAAGGTCGCCGCGATCATGCGCGCGGAAGGGCTGACGGTCACCGGTGGCTGATTCCAGCGCGGTCGACTCGGCGGTGATTGCCCACCTGGCGCAGGATGCGACGCTCGCGGCGCTCCTGCCCGGTGGCGTGCACTTCGGCCTGGCGCCGCAGGGCAGCAAAGCCGCGTTTGCGCTGGTGCGGCTGGCCGATAGCGCGGAAATCCCGGTGTTCGCGGAAATCCCGGCGCAGCGGCGCGCGATTGAAGTGCTGACGTATGAGGTGCAAGCGGTGGTGCAGACGAGCGCGATGGCGCCGGCGACAGACGCCGCGGCGCGGATTGACGCGCTGCTCGAGGACCAGCCACTGGCCGTGCCGGGGTTTACGTGGCTGTCGACGGTGCGCGTCGGGCGCATCCGCGATCCCGGCGAGCTCGATCCCTCTGATAAATCCATCCGATGGCAGCATCACGGCGGGCGCTATCGGGTCGAAGTAACGCCGACGGTCTAGGGAAGGACCGACACCATGATTCTTTCAGGACGCGATGGGCTCGTGAAATGGGACCCGACCGGCACCGGCGGCGTCAGTGCCGTGCCGCTCATCAGCATCAAGAGTTTCACGATCGATCTCACGACAGAAAAACTGGACGTTACCTGTTTTCAGGACACCAACAAGGTCTTTTTGCCCGGGATGCGTTCGGCGTCTGGCGACCTGAGTGGCCTGTACAATTCTGACGATTTTTCGCTGATCGAAGCCACCGCGCTCACCGCGCCAGGCTGGCTCGAACTCATTCCGCACAGCAACGATCCCAGCGCCGCGACCCCGCACAAGTTCAGCGGCCTCGCCTACATGGACGCCGCGATCGACACCAGTGTTGACGGGGTGCCGGAACTCACCGGGACCTGGATGGCGGCCGGGCCGTGGACGCTGCCGACCGGCTCCGTGGCCGACATCATGGCGCGGATGCGCGAGCGCCAGGAGCGCGCGAGCCACGACCGCGAGCGGGCCGCCGCCGCCGCGTAAATGTTTCGGACCGTCGTCTGTCTCGGACAGGGCGGGGCGATTCTCTGGGGCGACGGCGAGGCGGCGGCGCTCGCGACGTGGACGGTCGCGCGCGATGAATCCTATCGATTCACGCTGCGCGCCGTCATCGCGCGATCCGATCGCTATCGCCTGCGCCAGGTGCCGCTCCGATTCGCCGCGCCTCGCCGACACAAGCCGGCCGGGTTCTGGTGCTTCCCCGTGATCCCGAAAACGTTGCAGGTGAATGGCGACGCCCTGACCGCGTCGCTCGGACCCCCGGAGGGCCGCTGACATGTCGGACATCGTCACGCCGCGCGAACTGACGCTGCCGCTCGCCGACGGCCGCACGGTGACCGTCTGGGCCGAACTCAATCACGGCCAATACATCGCCATGCTGTCGCGGATGTACACCGAGGCGAAGGACGGCGCGCTGCGGCGCGATGTCATCAAGACGACCGATGCGACGGTGATCGCGTACCTGATCGACTGGACGCTGACCGACCCGCAGGGCGACCGCCTCGAGGTCCGCGGCCTGGCGCCCGACGCCGTGCAGGACGTGCTCAACAACCTGCGGCAGCCGGTCGCGCAGGACGTGAAACGGGTGATCGAGGCGCATCATGCGCAGCTCGAGGCGGCCGGCGAGGCGCTAAAAAAAACCGATATTACCGACGCCTCGTCGGGCACACCCTCGCCGTCTGCCAGCGCAGCGGCCTGAGCTGGGACACCGTGCAGCACTTGCCCGAACACGTCTATGACATCCTGACCGCCGACCTCGAACGGTCGGCCCGGGGACGGTGACGCCATGCCTCTGA